AATACAGAACCTGTATTAGCACTAGCTCCTTCTCTTACGGTACCAGCCTTTACTGGACCCGAAAATGTAGTTGTTCCCATGTCAACCTCCTTTTAGTTGTCGTTTTAAGTCTTGGGTAAGAATACTATAAAATAAAAAAGGCGCTCTTACAAGCGCCCTTTTTCCTAAGAAAGATTTAGTTAATTTTATGAACCTTGAGATCCGTATACACATCTAGGATCTGAGAATCCAAAGCTGTATCTTTCACGTGCTTTGTATCTCATGTTTCCAGTGTCAAAGTCACCTTCCATACCAGTGGTAAGTGGTGCTCTTACAAAGTGTTTAAATCCATTAGGAGCATCAGTTTTGATGAAGTATGCATCAGTATCGTTTAAATAGTGGTTTATTACATAACCATCTGGTAGCATACCCATGTTTCTGAGTGCGTTGATATCATTGTCTGCAGTACCAACTCTTAGAGTAGAATTTAAAATTCTGTCTGCTACAAACTGAATGTTTACAGGTAAAATCAATTTTCTACCTTGCATTGCAATTTTTAGCCCTCTTTCGTCGATAAAGCCTGCAATATCAATCATTGCTTGCTCTAATGAGGTTTCGTTTAAGTCTGCGTCTGTAGCACTTCTGTTTGAGAAGTTACCACCTAAAGCAGTCGGGTGTGCAGTGTTTACTAAAGAAACACCATCACCACCTGCAGTAGTGAACGCATTGTTTAAGATGTTAGCAGCCTTGACTTGCTTTGTGTAAGCCATGGATCTTGCTAATGATCTTGTGTAACGAGCAGATAAAGTGTCATACAAATTATCTTCGACAGCTTCCTCAGTTAAACTGAATGCTAGTGCAACAGTTTCGTGAGTATATCTAGCTGTAAAACTCTCAGTTGCTGTATCAAATTGTACAGCTGCACCTTCTTGTTTTACTGCCGCTTCGCCGAAGCCCATGAGCATAACTTCTTCTTCAAATGCTCTATCGCTTGTTTCTTGGTCAAAGATCTCAGCATGTTCATTCTCATAACGAGAATATTCCATACCGAACAGGGCGTTTAAGCCAGGTTCCAGTTCTTTGGCCAGTTGTGCTCTATTAATAGCCATAGTCTAGTCCTCCTTATACGCCTGCAGTTCCTGTAGATGCTCCTAGCTCGTGGTTATTGATCTTTACAACTAAAACCGAGTTTGCCGCCGAAGCGTCATTACTTGGAGTATCATAAAAATCCATAATTTTAAGCATGAAAGTAGCATTTCCAGTTGCTGCTGTGCTTGAATCGATCTCAGCTTTTGACATACCCGTAGTGGTACTGCCAGCTGCCATGACCATGTTTGCGTTATTACCTAAATCAACCGCTGTGATATCGGCTGCATCCTGTTGTGCAATATACAGTTGATCTGGATCATCTGATATAAAAGCTATAGCATCAGTTGCTGCTAGCCCGTCAGGATAATTGTTTCGGAACGTCGGTTTGCTTGTAGTTGGATCTGTGTAGAAACAACCCATGAACACACCACTAATTGCTCCAGTGATAGCACCCGCTCCACCTTTAACTTCTATTGAGCCATCAGCTTTTAACTTGACTGGATCACCTGTAAAGATAGCGCTTGCCCCACTAGAGATCTTATATTTAGTAGTGCCTATTGTTCCACCAGGCGCTGAGCCTTGTTTTGCAATTGGACGTAAACCGAATGGCGCATCAATATTTGCCATATTAGTCTCCTTCTAAATATCTGGAGACAGTAATCTAACCATTAGACTTCTTGCCCCCAAAAGTTACTCTACTTTGCCTTTCCTGATGGATTGGCATGCTTGGGTGCTCTTCCTTATGTAAATCGTTCTCTACGGATTGAGTTTGTTCTATAGTTTTTCCAGCAAAATAGGCATCCCTATCTTCCTTCACCTCTATAGGACATCGCATCAGTATTAAACCTCCAACTCCGATTACACCTTTCCACTTACCATCTGAAATAGTTGGTAAATCTATTCTATCGGGGTATTCACTTGCCATAACTGGTTCATAACCGCTTCGTAATCTTCCCATGACGTTTTTATCGTCTTGTTGGCCACGATACTCGGCTCTGATCCATCTATGATGAAAACCCTCTGGTGGTTCTGGTGCGTCTAAGTTAGACGGAGGTACCCATCCTCTAGGTCGAGCTTGTTTATCTCGGGTTTCGAGCTTGCGTGAGGTAGTCTTAATTTTTTCTGTACTCATTTACGCCTCCTTCACGTGTCTTGCGTACTCTTCAAGTGGCACACCAAGTTTTTTTGCAATAGCTACCTGTGAGGGTGTGAGTTTCACAGTGCGGCGTCCAGTGGACGATGTTCTAATAGCTGAGGCAACTTTTTGCCTCGGTTTATTCTCCTCAAATTTATGAGGAAACTCCGAACGTATACGTTGGTTGATCTCATTATAATAGTCATCAGCCTCTACGTCAAATCCTTCTTGCACCAAATCTTTATGTATTTCCATGGCTGTGTAAGTCATAGCACGATCTGTGTTAAACCAAGAGTTTGCTTCAGCCCATTTTCTTGCTTTATCACTAGGTGGCTTTGGTTCAGGTTGTTGATCAAAATTAGGTTGAACCTCCTGCTCTTTAGGTTGATTCTCCATTTGCATTTTTTGCACAGCAAGGTTTTGCCTTTCAACTGCCATTTTTGATATGGCTTGTTGTGCTTCAACTTGCTTATCAGGGTCATTTTCCTGTATAGCTGCTTGTAATGCTCTTTTTGCAAATTCTTCTTGAGCATCTAATTTCTTTCCTGTTTCTTCTATATATTGACTATCCCTTTGAACAATTTGTGCTTGCAAAGATTTTTGATTTTCCTGAACCTTTTTTGCATATTCAATTGCTGCTTGTTCACGTCTTTCTGCTTCTCGCATTTTACGTGTTAATTTATCGATACGTCTTTTTACAGAATCAGAATAATTTTCTAATTCTTCTTTTTTTGTTTCTATTGGCTGTTCTTGTTGTATTTCTACTTCTGAACTCTCATTTACCTTTTTATCATCTTCTTTTACTTCGACTTCGACTGGATCACCCGAGGTATCTATCGGAACCATCTTGTCTTGCTCTGATTGCACTGTTGGTTGCATGGTCTCCTCCACGTTACATTATGTTTGCTGGCAAAATATCTCGAGGATCATCAACAACAGCCAGTATTTCATCGTCATTAATTATCCTTAGCTCACCACCATCAATACGAATACGAGATCCTGCATATCTTGTGATGAGAACCCAATCACCCTCTTTACACCAAGGGCCACTAGGAAACTTTTCTTTGTCTTTGTAACACTCAGGCCCCATTTTAAGAACCTTACATATGTTTGTTGTTACTTGTGATTCTGTAACTGTATCGTCAGTTAGCAATACGCCACCTTTTGTTTTACCTTGAAGTTTAAGTGGGAATAATACCATTCTCCAACCAGACGGTTGAGGTATTTTTTCTACTTCATTTTTCTTTTTCTCCGCTTGAGCACCATCCCATACATGTTTTGGTACTATAAGTTTTGGTTTAGTCATCATCTAGCTCCGTTTTCTTAAGCAGGTCCGTGAGTTCCTGTTCCTCTTGTTTTAATGCTGCAAGTTTACCTGTGAGGTATTTATAATCCTCCCATGTTTTGCAAAGTCCACTTAATATAGACTCTTCTACTTGCTTTTGTCTAGCAATTAAATCTTTTTTATATGCTGTAAAGAAGTTTTCTAGCCGCATGATTTCATAAGGTCAGCTAATTTTTTACATCGATTTGGTGTTTGTTTATTCCATCTGGAGTCAAGCATTTCATAACTTGCTCCTATAAAATTAGCTTCCTGCAGGGCTTTCCACATATTCTTAAACTTAGACACCCCTGATTGTCCAAGTTGAAAGCACATCTCCGATAAGACGTGTTGAGCTGTTTCAGGTAAATCTTCTATACCGTTTTGCGTCATTAGTTGTTTAGCTTGAGCTATCGCTCTGCTTAAATCTTTATCAAATACTGCTTGTAATTCTTCTTCGCTGTATTCTTTATCAGCAACGAAATTATCTGCTGGGACAACTTTATGACCCCAA